GGGCGTTTAATCCAGGCTCTAGTTCCTTCGCTAATTGCGATCTGTTAATTGCCATTATTATACTCCCGTTACTGTGGTGTAGAAATGCTCATTAATATATACGATTGCGTTTATATTAGCTGAGCCCGTTGTGCTGTTTGATGGATCAGTAGAGAATCCTACGATTCTAAATTGAGCAGTAGTAGCTGCTGTGGTTGAGGAAATCTCAGCCGCAGACATACCAGTTTTTGTAGAGCCAGCAGTGTAGGCCAACTCAACGTTGTTACCTACAGCAGTTTGCGCTAAAGAACCAGTGCATTGTACTTCAAACAGAGTTTTGGGGTCATCGTCAACAAAAGCAACAATATCAGAAGATGCTGTAGTTGTTGGAAAGTAAGATGAAAACACTACGTCTCCACTACTATCTGTATATCTACATCCTCTGAATATTCCCAATAAAGTTGTTGCGGCACCAGCTACTAAAATAGTACCAGTGTTCAACATCTTGACTGGGTCGCCCGAAAAGATATTTCCAGTTGCGCCAGTTGCAATACTATATTCAGTAACACCGCCGTTCGCGACGCCGCCACCTAGTTTGCCTACTGATCGAAACCCGAAAGGTGCATCTTTATTTGCCATAATAAGTATCCTTTATTCAGTCAGTTATATTTAAGTAATAATCGTTATTCGCGATTACCACCTCCAAAAGTTACGCTTGTTTTTCTCTCTGGTCTTAAGATCGGAGAGGCTGGGTCAGATTCCTGCATTAAATCATTGTCAACCGCATCTTGTTGCGTTTGAGCGCGTCCTTGGAAATAGGCGTTCCTTTCTTGTCGCGTTTCATCAGGTATCTTAGCCAATAGCAAACCACCCACGGATACAACACCTGCATGCCTTCCATCGTCAAGCGTGGGAATTTCAAATCCATCTAACTCTTCAGCTCTAACAAGGTCGAAACCTTCTCTTAACCTAGCAGTTACATTTTTTCTATCTTCCTGTCCAACGATTTCAGCTCTAATCCACCTGTAGGAATATCCTTCAGGTGCAGGTGGTGTCTCCAACATTGATGGGGGACGCCAGGGTTTGCGAGCAGTATCTTTAGCTCGAGTTTCAGCAGAACGTGGTGTTCTGTTTTCAGTAGATGCTTGCGCATCAATTGATTCATTTAATTCTTTTTTATCTGTCATTTGCTTACCTCTTTATATGTTTTGCATATTCTTGTAACGGTACATTCAAACGACGTGCCATTTCGACTTCACTCTTAGTGAGTTTTACTTGCCGTTTGCGTCCAGAGCTTTCTGATCTTCCTGCTGGGGCAACTGTTTGTTGTATTCTCCCCTTGGGTTGAACTTCTCCACCATCGTTAAACTTGTGTGGAAACTCAGCTCTAATACGTTTATCAATTTCAGTATAGTACGAAGAATCGTTTGTATCAAACCCTTCTTCTTCAACTAAATTTTTATGTATGTTAAAAGCTACCAAAGTCATAGCCTCATCGCTACCAAACCATTCGTTTTTACCAGCCCAATCTTCTGCGGCTGGGTCGGGTGCTTGAGGTTGTTGAGGTGGCATTTGAGGTTGTTGATAGGTCTGATATACAGGAGCTGTATCAACAGTCATTTTGGTGTTAGCCAATTTACTTTCTTCGACAGTTATCTTATCTAGTATGTCTTGTGCCTTAGTTACCTTGTCCCAGTCTTGATCTTGATAAGCAGATTTCAAAACAGAATTAGCTTGCGCTCTTTGTGCTTTCAATCGGCTTTCAGCTTCTGACTGATAGTTCTGATTAACTTGGGTACTACTTTGTTTTAAGTTCTCGTTCTCAGCTTGCAAATTCCTTGCATACTCATAAGCAGACTCAGCAGCGCGTTCTTGTTCTCGCATCTTCTTAGTCAGCGTAGATATACGCTTTTGCACATTTTGAGAATAATTCTCTAATTCATCTGCATCTTTAGATTCACTTTCGGCTTCAACCGAGACATCCTCTATAGGAGCAGATTCTACTGGAGAATCTTCTTTTACTTCTTCTTCTAGCTCTACAATCTCAGTAGGTTCTTGAACCTCTTCGATTACAGCATTTTCAGTTTCTTGCATGATATTTCCTCATGTTAGACGCTGACTATATCGTCAGGATCGTCTATTGTTGCAATGACTTCATCATCGTTAATAATACGGCACTCTGCATCGTCACCAAGCTTGAACCTAGCTCCTGCATATCTACCAATTAATACCCATTCTTTTTCTTGGCACCAAGGGGTATCGCCAAATTTGTTCTGGTCTGCGTAACAAAGAGGACCCATCTTAACGACGTAAGCAACTACAGTTGCTAATGATTCTCTGTCTACGGTTTCTTTTGCTAAATGGATTCCGCCTTTAGTAACGGCCTTTCCTTTATAGGGTAGAATTAACATCCTCCAACCTGAAGGCTGGGGCATGCGTTCTACAAATGATTTATCTAGAAGAGTTGGATCTAATACTCTGTCGTCTGTTTTGACGTAGGCTTCTTCTATTTCTGGGTTGGTAGGTTCTACGGGTTCTGTTTTTTCTTCCTCGACTTCTCTTGCGATATGGTCAGGTACTAATACCTTGTTCATCGTTGTTGACACTCCTTTTTAGCAATTCCCTTATTTCTGATTCTACGTCCTCGAGGGAATTGTAACGACCACGTAGATAGTTGTATTCATCGTAATCTTTGGCTCCGTTCATAATTAGACTTTCTAAGTCTAATTTTTTTTCATTGATTCTTTGTTGTAAGAGTTCAACGAGCCAAAAATCATCCATTAATAAACTCCAGAAAACTTACCGCCGAATTCGGCAGCGCCCATACCTCTTGCTTTACCTTTACCCATACCAGGAGTGGCTTTGGTGCTGGCAGCAAAAGACTTACTTTTACGAGTCGCAACGTTTCCTTTATTAGAATACGATTGCTTACCGTCTAAAGTTTTAGGCGTTTTCTGGTCACTTACTTTTGTACTTTTTATCATATTTATAAACCTTTCAGTCCAATATCAATTAATTTTAGTTCTTTTTGTTGATCGAGTCTATCCTTAGTCGTTTCATCCTTCATAACAGCTATATCACGTTGCGTGTCAATACGCTCTCTATCTATCTGATCTTGTCTGGATTGATCTAGCTGACGCTGTTCTTCACGCACCATAAACTGTTGTTGTTCTTGATTCAGTTGTTGTCCTTTAAGAGCCAGTTCTTGTTTCCTAATTGTTACTAAAGGATCTTCTTCTGGCGGAGTACCTATCTGTTGCGAGAACTGAGTCATCAACTCGGACATAATCGGAGCGCTAAACTGAGCCAATATATCGTTGGCTTGCGCTTGTATTTGTTGCGCTTCAACAGGTGAGACTTGTTGCGCTTGTTGTTGCAACTGTTGATATTGTTGCATCGCTTCTGGTGGCATTTGTTGTTGCGCAATTCCATCTGCTTTCATTTGTAAATGTTGCATGATGTGAGAAATGATATTGGCCTGTACCTGCGCGTTGGTTTGTACGGGTTGCAAGTTCAATAGGGTTACGTGAGCTGCAATATGTGCATCATGGTTCTGTTGAGGGAACGCTTGCGCGGGTTGACCCATCAGTAACGCACTATTCTCCATACCTGCTTCTAAAGGTGATGGTTCTCCTGGAGGCGGAGGCAGTAGTAAAGCATCAATATTATCCACACCTAAAGAGGCGTACATTCTTTTGTAAGCTTCGTATACACCACCTGGACCATGAATCTGCGGGTTAGATTGTACTAACTGCATCATCTCTTGAGCCATAACAATACGTTGACTGGTTGAGAATATATCTGGATTACTGACAGGGAATATATCTATTCTGCCATCAAAATCGGTTTGTTTGATTTCATTTTGACCACCAGAGACTTGGTAGGGATATACAGGTGGTAAGCTTTGAGAAAAAATATTTGCAAGTAATCCAAACTCTTTCTTCTGAGCATTATGGAGACGTTTATGAATAGCACTTAAAACTTTAGTAGACTTTTCCATAAGTGCCAAAGTTGTCCCAACGGGAGCTTGAGAGTTACCTTCTCCTACAGCTATCTCAGCTATAGAAGCAAAACGTTGTCCTGATTGTACTAATAATCCTAGTAGCGATAACAAAGTACCGCTAGGTTCTTTGAAAGGTAGGGGTTGTATTGCATCACGTAAAGAGCCTGCTGGTGCATCTACATCTCTAAACTCGCCAGGTTGAATTGGCTCGTCCTCGTTTCGTATGCGGATGCCTCGAGTCTTGAAACCAGCAGGTAAATTAGAAAGCGTACCTGCATCTATTAATTGTCTAAGTATGGATGTGGAAGCTTTAGACAACCCACCAATCATGTGAGTCAGTCCGAATCCGTAGAATCCTAATCCTGGTAGAAACTTAAAGTGAACAAAGTATTCAATCTTAGTTTTCATTGCGTCATCAGGATTAAAGTTACGTCTGATGGACAATACGTTTTCAGTATTAGAGTCTATTGTTACGATATAAGGTAACTTGACTCCTGTTTCTTCACCGTCTTCACCTACGTCTTCAAATCCTTCTAGGTCTAAATTACAGTGAACTTCGTATAAAACACAAACCTCATCACTATCAGAAGAAGGCTCCATACCTTCTAATCTTTCTTTTTCTGTATCAAGTGATGAATACTGGCTGGCTTCTTCGCCATACTGCATATCAAATTTCTTATAGAAACCAATAGCTTGTAACTTACGTACATCATTCTCAGGCATCTTGATAACGTGAGTGATACGTGGGCAAGACTCTAGGTCAGTCGTATAGTAAGGAACAATTAAATCCTCTGGAGCTACAAATTTAGATACAGGTCTTTGTAGGTTTTCGTCGTAATAAACTTTCTTAAATGCCGAACCAGCCAACGGCAGGTAAAACAACATTTGATCTAGGTCTTCATCATACTCGTCCATCACATGTATGATTTCATAATTCATAAACTCACGTA